GATTAATGATTGCTTTTCGGTAAGCAATATACTATTTATTTAAGAAATCATTCAAATTTCGTAGTTATAGGAGTAATATTAACATGTCAGTTGATAAGTTCAAATTTGTATCCCCGGGCGTCTTCATCGATGAGATCGACAATTCACAAATCCCAAGAACAACAGAGGCCATTGGGCCCCTTGTAGTTGGTCGAACCGAAAGAGGCCCAGCAATGAGACCGGTCAGAGTACAATCTTTTTCAGAGTTTGTAGAAGTATTTGGAAATCCAATCCCAGGTGGAGATGGAGGAGACGTCTGGAGAGACGGAAATAGAACTTCCGCCACATATGCCGGCTATGCAGCCCAGGCATGGCTTAAAAACTCTGGACCGCTCAATGTGGTTCGTTTGTTAGGTAATCAACACACTGACGCTAACACCGCCGGCGTAGCAGGTTGGAAGACAACAAATTCGCCTTCCAACGCATCGGCTAGTGCAGGTGGTGCTTACGGACTTCTTTTATTTGGATCCGCCTCTTCTGTTACAACACCAACAACAGGAACTCTTGCTGCAGTTTGGTATCTGAATGAAGGCTCTATCCATCTTTCTGGAACAGCAGCCGCATCGTCTTCGATAACCGCTCAAGGAGCAGGTCTTTTGATTGAATCTCAAGGCGCGAATCACGAATTTAAAGCTATTATTAATAAGGCGGATGATACTAGTACAACCATTAACTTCAACTTAAGCGAAACATCCCAGAAATATATCAGAAAAGTGTTTAATACAAATCCGACGTTGACTAACTCTGGATGCACAGCTACTGCGCAGCAGGAAGTATACTGGCTTGGTGAAACTTTCGATAGGGCAGTCGTTGATAATGTTGATGCAAACAACACAACAGCTACAAACTCAGGTGGATCCTGGGGTTGTATTGTAGGTCTTGGTTTATCCGCGGCCACTCACGCTGGTATTCATCAACAGGGTATGGTAAATGCTCAAACTGGCTGGTTCTTCTCGCAAGATCTTCGAAACAGTTCCGGCGGGGCCCCGACAGGTGGGTTCCATTACTCCACCAATACACAACAATTGTTCCGTTTAGTTGCCCTTGATGGCGGAGAGTGGACAAGTCAGAATCTTAAAGTGTCCATTCAAGATGTTAAGGCTGCAACCAATTTAGATGATCCATATGGAAAATTCACAGTTGTAGTTAGAAGATTAAGCGATAACGATAATCGTATCCAGGCAGTTGAGAGATATAGCTCTTGTAATCTTAATCCCAATTCCCCAGACTACGTTGCCAAGAAAATTGGTGATAAGTATGTCACTTGGGATGATAGTGAAAAAAGACACAAGGAATATGGAAACTACGCAAATCAGTCTAAGTTCCTTCGTGTAGAAATGAACGCAGACGTCGATGCAGGCGCAACAAACGCTGAATATCTCCCATTCGGAGTATATGGTCCAGTCAGACCAAAAACACTCTCGTTTAGTTCTGGCTCTGGTTCCGACTTCAATGAGGGACTTGATCCGGTTTCAACCGGCACTGACATAACTGTTGCAAATTCTTATATTTTGCCATTGAGTTCCTATCATACTGGTGCCACCTCCACCCCCAATGATTGGACCGCAGATGTCGAGGGCTACGGAGCCCCCGCCGGCCTCGGTCAATCCGCTGCCATCGCCCAGGCATTCCAGCCGTTGATGCAGACAACATGCTCGGTTATTTTCCCATCAGTGCCGCTGCGCCAAAATACACAAACTCCACCGGTTTCAAATCCAAAGCATGCATATTTTGGAGCAGACACAACAAAATCGGGCAGCGTAAAACTTGATAAGAGTAACTTGGACGTCCTTCGTCCACTTCCTTCTCACATGAGCGCACAACAATTTACACCAAGCACCAATACAGAATACTCTTGGGTATTCACGCTCGACGATCTTAAATCCTATACCGCAACCGGTGGAGCCCAGTGGGTTTCTGGTTCGCGTAATGCAGGAACTTCATTAACTGCGCTCTCTTCAAGCTGGAAGCAGGTTCTCGACGAAGGTTTCAATCGATTCACAACTGTCCTTGCTGGCGGTTATGACGGCTGGGACGCTACAGAAAGAGATCCACTTAACAACACAAGAATGGGCGACAACGAGCTTAATGAATATGCTTACTACACAGTTAAGCGTGGAATTGATGCTTGTTCAGATCCCGAGGTTATTGATTTTAATCTTGCAGTGGTACCTGGTATTTCCAAGCCTCAAATTACAAATCACTTGATTAGTACTTGCGAAGGCCGCGGAGACGCTCTTGCTATCATTGATATCGAGAACGACTTCAGTACAAATGTAGAGAATACAAATGGAGACCAATCAAATGTTGGTACCGTAGACACTGCAGTATCTTCGATGCTCTCTAGAGGGCTTAATTCCAGCTATGGTTGTGCTTTCTATCCATGGGTCCAGGCAAGAGATACGATCTCTAACAGAACCATCTGGATGCCACCTTCCATTGCTGCCCTGGGCACAATGGCTAGCTCGGAGAGAAAGACTGAGCTTTGGTTTGCTCCAGCCGGCTTCACACGCGGAGGCCTCACAGATGGCGCCGCAGGTATTCCAGTCGTAGGTGTTCGCCAAAGACTTAATTCTGAAGAAAGAGATAAGCTTTATGAGGCTGACATTAATCCGATTGCAACATTCCCTGCAGAGGGCATTGTTATCTTCGGCCAAAAGACGCTTCAATCAACTGATTCTGCTCTTGATAGAATCAATGTTCGTCGATTGATGATCCATGTAAAGAAAGAAATTTCTAGAATGGCAGCAACACTCTTGTTCGATCAAAATGTAACCACTACGTGGGAGAGATTTAGAGGACAAGCAGAGCCATTCTTAAAATCAATCAGAACTCGCTTGGGTCTATCTGATTTCCGAGTTGTTCTTGATGAGTCGACAACAACCCCAGATCTTATTGATAGAAATATCATGTATGCAAAGATCATGCTCAAACCTGCAAAGGCAATTGAGTTCATCGCACTTGATTTCGTAATTACGAATGACGGGGCGGCATTTGAAGATTAATTCAAAGGTAATTTTTTATAGACACTATTTAGAATAGTAACAAGGAGATAAATTAAAAAATGGCATTCTGGAGCGAAAGAACATTAGAACCAAAAAGAAGTTTTAAATACTTAATGAACTTCTCTAACTGGGGAATTGATTATATTATCAAAACAGCCGATAAACCAGGTTTTGAGGTATCGGAAACAGAGCATCAGTTTCTTAATCACACTTACTATTACCCAGGCAGAGTAACTTGGAACGAGATCACAGTCACAATGGTTGATCCAGCCTCTCCAGACGCATCAGCGACGTTGATGGCCATCCTGCAACACTCCGGATACAATCTTCCATGGGGCCCCAAGGAGGCCATGTCAGATGTTATAACTAAGAAAGATTCATGCGATGCTCTTGGTACTGTGTTTCTAAAGCAAATTGGAGGCAGCGCGTCAGATGTCATTGAAGAGTGGACTCTCGAAAATGCTTGGATCAAAAACGTAGAGTTTGGATCTCTTGATTATGGTTCCGAGGATCTGGTAGAAATTTCAATTACTATTCGATATGATTATGCCGAAATGTCCAGATCGGGTACCCCGTTCGGCCCTGGGCCAAAACCTGGGCCAAAATAGAGTAGCACGTTCTAGCCATAAACTTTTTCCTTAACATTTATAAAAAATACCTATATACTTATAGTACACATAAATTATGAGGTGATAAGTGTCTACACGAAATAACGAAGATCGAATTGGAACGAACCAGCCAGCCGCTGATGCTCCCCCAATCGACGCAACAGAAACAACCCCAGGAACGCTTGATTTCGCAACGCCAACTGAGTTTGTGGAACTGCCTTCTCAAGGAAAATTTTACCCAGAAGGTCATTCGTTGCACAATAAAGAAACTGTTGAAATCCGCCATATGACGGCGAAAGACGAGGACATTTTAACATCGAAATCTCTTTTGAAGAAGGGATTAGCAATTGATCGCTTGTTAGAAAACGTCATGACGGACAAGACAATCAAGCCAGACCAGCTATTGGTCGGAGACAAAAATGCAATTATTATTGCGACTAGGCAAACGGGATACGGTTCAGAATATGAGACAACCGTGACATGTCCAGTCTGTGCAAACTCATCTCGACATGAGTTTAATTTAGCAATAGCAGAAATTAATGGACCAGACAACTGCGCATCTCATGGTGCAGAATTAACAGATAATGGCACTTTACTTATTACTTTGCCAAAATCTAATGTCGTCGTTGAGGCTAAGATGTTGACAGGCAGAGACGAGACTGCACTAGTAAAAATGCAGCAAACAAAAAGCAAACATGGGCTTGGCG